CTTGATCTCGGCGTCAGGGCCGTCTTCGTCTTCAGTCGTCTCAGGCTCGTCGGGGTCTTCAACGTCTTCCGCGCCTAGTCCGAGAGGGTCGTCATCCTCTTCGGGCGGGGCGGCTGCTTCATCCGGCTCATCTTCGACGGGGTCCGGTGTCGGGTCGTCTAGGAGATTGGATATGTCCTCGACCAGTTGATCTTCGGTCGGGGGAGTAGGCAGAGCGACAGGCTCGGCGGGAACCGAGAGATTGTCTTCTGTGGGCATGGATTAGGGTCCATCTGTGGGAGGGGCCGCGCCTCACGGCGGGGTAGTGAAGCCGGGGTCCTTTCGGGTCGGCTAAACGTGGATTTCTCCACGAATTTGATTCCGCTCTGGGCGGTGATTTGCTAGAATGGCGCTCTCGAAATCAGGAGCAGCGCATGTGGAAACTGTTGCGGCGCACCGAGCCCAAGGGCAAGCGGCTCACGCTCGAATGGGAAGACGCCATCAAAGGCACGGCGAACATTGGTACGATCCCAATGGCGGTAAAGGACTTGCACCTTCGATTGCTGGTTCTTGAGGGCAAGGCCGAGGAAGCCGAACGCCTCAAAGCGCTTTTGCAGGACTAGCCTCGACCGTTACGCCGCCGTCTTTCTGCCCGGAGGCGAGTATCTTGGCGTTGATGCGGTCGTGAATTTCTTGCGTCACAAGGATGCGCTGCTGAAGCGCAATCACCTGATGGATGTTCTCGGGGCCAATGCTCAGTGCTTTGAACTCGGCAAAGGCATCGCCCATGATGCTGTCAAGGGCTTCAACCAATAGAGGTTCGTTGAGGAGGCGCGCGGCCTCTGCGGCGAGGCGCTCGGCTTCTCTCATTCCTCGATAACCGGAGCGAAGATCGTCTCGCTTTCGAGCATTGCCCACGGCAGGGTCAGGAGGTACGTCGCCAAATCCGGCGCATACGTTATGCAGTCAGGATCATCGACCATGCGCTTCGGAGCGACATAGTTGCCGACGAGCGTAATGGGATCGCCTGGATCGTATCCGTCAGCGTCGGGGTTGATGTTGAGCCCAATGCCTGGGTTGGCGTTGTCCACGGCGCGAGTACCGATCTGGTAGTTCTCGTCGTCATCGAGGGTTTGAGCATGAGTGAGTTGTGCAGAGGTCAGGACGACCCAATTCTGAGTTGCCATTATGCGGCTCCTACGGCTTGCATGTAAGTGAGAAGGGCATTGTAAAGCGCAAGATGCTCGGCATCGCTGAGAGAGGCCCCAATGAACCCTGCCGCGAACTGCTGCGCGTTGAAGCTTGCAGCCGTTAGCGCACCAAAGCGGATCGTGCCATTGGGCTTAGAGGTTGAAAGGGCAGAGCCCGGCGTCCCTGGGACCCCGTTCTTGAATGTGTTGGTGACGTTCGACGCGCTGCGATTGATTGCGAAAAATCCCCGCGCGTCGGTATTTGCTGGGGTTAGGTTCGTCGCGGAATTGATACGCGCGACCGTCAAGTCGCTGCCGTTCCTAGGGTTCATCAATACGGCATTCGTTCCGTCGCTGAACCCGCTGGCGCTTCCGGTCTGGATATTCAGTCGCGACCAATATCCGAAAGCTGCGCTGTCGAGTGCATAGTTGCCGACTGCGGTGCTCGGATTGAACCCGGTATCGAGATAGCTGCTGGAACCGTCACCCGTGTAACCACGATCCACCACAAATGTCGGGCTGGACACCGCCGTCAGGTTGTATTGGTCCGCTATCCAGTTCTGACGCGCAGCTTGGCTGGAGTGCGCCGCCTCGACGTAGAAGCAATCAGATTTAGACCAGACGCCTCCTGTCTTGAGCGAGCCGATGAGGTTATCGATCAGGGCTTTTCTGGCATTGGTCGGCGTTGTGGTGAAGCGCGCGACTAGTGCTGCAGCTTCGGCATTGACGAACGGATACCATCCGCCATCCCTCAGGGTGGTACTGGCGACCTGCGGGAAGCTACGCCCAAGGTGAGGCCGGAACAGCCCGTGCTTACGCGCCATAGGTGTAGCGCACCCCGTCACCGTTCACGGTTGAATCGATGTAGATGTTCTTGAGGTCATCGACGGGAATGGTCAGGCTCTCACCTGCAGCCAAGGCCACGCCGGTTCCGGTCGCTACCGTGGCATCAACACCAGCCGCTCCCACGGCAATGACGCCCGTGTTGTCTGTCTGAGCTTGGATGACAACCCATTTGGCAATGGTAGTGGTTGCGAGCGCGACGTCCGTGCCGGCGGTCGTCACGGTCTTAACGCCATGACCTATTGCGTGGAATGTTGCCATGTCTTGGCTCCTAGTTCGCTGCCGCCGAGGCGGGCTTCGGGTCGGGTTTCATTGATGCGATGGTCTGTGCATTCGCCATGCGCTCGCGCTCAAGCTGCAACTGGAACGCTTGGTCACGGGCCTGCATTTCGAGCTTCAGGTTCGCTTCCTGTTGAGCAAGGAGGAGTGCGTTCTGCCTGTCGGCTTCCTTGGTCTGAAGGTCGGCCTGTAGCTCGGCAGTGTTCTTGGCAATCTCTCCCTGTGCCTTCAGTTCGGCGTCGTGCTGGGACAGTTGCGCGTCCACCTGCATCTTCTGCATGGCGAGCTGGTTCTTGCCCTCTTCAACCTTCAGCGTGACTTCGCCCTTGGCCTGCTCTAGAGCAATCGCCGGGTCGGGCTGCGGCTGGTTCGCAGCCTCGATTGCCGCTGCCATCTCATCGGGCGTGAAGTCGGGATAATACTCATCGGGGTTCTTGAGGCCCGAGCTTTCCGCCATTTCGACAGATGTTTTCCTAATCTTCGGAATGAACTCGATTGCTTTCGCCTTCATGCCGTTGGCGGCCAGCATCGCTGCCATTTCCACCTGCCCGTTGCGGATCAGGTTCAGCATCGACATGTCCCGGTCCCTCGATCCCGTACCGAGCCCAACATTGATGGTGCAGGCCATGCGGTCGGACCATTTCTCAGGCTGGATCGTGCGGTACTTGCTCGTCTCTTGGCCTTCGGTCTGTCCCTGCTGCACATCGCCGTTGCGCGACGGAATCTTGATCGGCTCCTTGATGTACTTCTTTGCGAGGTTGCGGCGCTTGGCGAAGAACTTGGTCCAGCCCAGTTCCGCCTGATTGCGCGCAATGAGTTCGATCTGCGAATAGCCGGCGTCCCGCTGGTTCTGATTGGCCGTGGCTGTCTGGTTCTGAAGGGCCTCGGGGTCGAGCGCCATTGTGGTGCGGGAAATGCCCGTGCGCTTCGAGTTCTCCTGATCCATATATTCGAGGGCCATCATCAGCTTGTCGCCAATGAACGGCGTTTCATGTGGAACAATCGGAAGAGTGCCCTTCTTCTTCCAGATCAGGCCCCCGAACTTGGGATTGACCAGAATATCAGGGTTCAGAACCGAGCCCTCTTCCACCTCGCGCATGGGCATCCCCACAGCATAGGTGTTGTCGAGCAACTGGCGCTTCAGTGTCGTCTTGACCCGCTGAATATCAGCCGATCGATCAAACATGCCCTCAGCTTCCCAGCGATGGGGAACCGGGTAGCAGGGGATATCGGTGAACGGGACATCGTCCTCCCATTCGTCATCGCTGAGCACCTGTCCCTGCCCGGCATTGCCCGCGTACCAAACCTGCAACAGCTCAGCTACGCCGTCGCCGTCCTTATCGGTGCGGACGTAGCATTCGTAAAGGTCGATGATGTCGCCCGACTTGACGGGCGATGAATCGTTGAGCGTTGTCGAGGGCGAGCGGCGGGCGTCCGATACTTCGGTTGTGTCCCTGCGGCTATAGGCGGGAAGGCTCTCGATGACCGACTTGTCCCAGCCATACTCATCCGCCATTTCGAGCAGATCGGAGCGGGTCTTGTCGTCATGGAGATAGGCGACGAAGCGTGCATCCTCGATAGTCGTTGCGTAGGTGTTGAGGCGAAGGTTCTCAGGCTTCAGCGTCATGTCTTTGATCTGGCCGCGTTCCGTGACCATCTGAAGCCGGATGGTGAAGGTCGGAACCTCCATCTCGACCAGTTGGCCCGTTAGCGGGTCTTCAACCTCAACCTTGCGGGGAAGACCGGGGACAGGAGCCTTGCCCATGCCCTGCCAGCCTTCCTCGGTAATGAGATAGGCCAGTTCCTCTTCCGTCTTGTCCTTAAACAGCTTGGTCTTGGTCTCTTCCGGGCACCAGTAGGAGCACGCCGCACCATTGCCGAAAAGCAGGCTGTCGTATGTCGCATTGTACAGAATGCGGTAGCCCGGGTTCTCGCGGAAGAAGCTGTAGTTGGTGTACTCGCTGGCTTCCTCTGCGCCCTGCTCGCCACCCTCTTGAACGGCTTCAAACTGCACCATCTGGTCGGATGCTGCGAACACGCGCACCACGCCCGGAAGCGTCCATGAGATGTTGTCCGCCAGCGTCCTATCGGTCTGTGACGAGCCATTCACGCGCGCCGGCAGATCGTTCATTTCGCCGCGCATGTACTCGATGGCCTGAGTACGCTTGGACTGGTCGAACGT